GGTGCCGTAATCAATCTTACTCATCACACCCTCAATCCCGCGACGTAGGCCGCGATCAGCACAAGGATGATAAAGATTGCAGCAATTGGTAGCATGTGTTTCATGCGGCTTCCTTCATTAATTTGAGCATGGCAGTTACTAGTACTGCGCGAGTAATGTCGGCGTTGTTTGAAGTTGCGGGTAGATTGCCGACTATCATCCCGTCCTGAATCAGCAATCCGCAAGGACTTGTAGGGCCAAGATGCTCAATTGCGTGATCTAAAAGCCTCATCCCTTTGCGAAATTGATACTTTGTCATATCCCCTCCCAAACTTGAATCCACCTTAATCCAAGTCTGATTCCTTGTCAACAGTTATTATAGCTGTTGACGAAATAAATTCAACTCGCTACCATGAGGGGTTATGAAGTCAAGATCTAAGCACGGAACGTACGCCAACTATACGAATGGGAAGTGCCGCTGCAAGCGCTGCAGGAGGGCCAGGAAGGATTACGTCAACCGTCCGGGCAAGAACCTCACACATGGCATCCGGGCGAGCTACAACAACGGGTGCCGTTGCGACGAATGCACAACTGCGAACAGGGAATACGACAGAGAGAGAGCTGTGGCGGTTAAGCGGGCAGCGGGGTAATGCCTGCATGAACCTCTACATGGCAATTGGCACAAAGAAGAATACATTTATCTAGTTCGTTTCTAGCATTCTCAAACCTGTGTGCTCTCTGTGTAATTACGGCGATTCCGTGTTCTTTTTTGGATGGGTCTAAATGATGAAATTGTAATGCTTTTAAGCACTTTTTATACCCGCATATCTGGCATTCTCCGCCCTTATATTCGACGGCTGTTTGTTTTCTTGAATGCCCAGACGACACGTAAGAAGAGAAATCCTTTTCTCTTTTCTTGCACGCCCATCTATAAGGGGCTTTCTCAGTTTTTCCCATTCTTCGCTTGACTGAGACTCTTCCGCATACTATGCAATCGGCAGTTCGGGCAATTGAATCTATGTTTGAAAGTCTGTGTACCCACTTAGCGCCCATGCAAAAAGCCCCCTAGGAATAGTATATCCTAAAGGGGCTTTTTAGTCAGGCGAGTCTCCAGTATGGCAATCTCCTCATCTCTCGCCTTTATGATCCCCTGCAACTCCTCGACCAGCTCCCGGTATTGCTCCAGTTCTGACTTCATGCCGTAACCTCCTCGACTATGAAATTGACTCCCCGCTTGCCATAGGTCCGCTCGAACTCTTCCAATGTCATAGGATCGTGACCGAATGGCCTGCGATTCAGCACCCAATCGGCGCAGCATGGACCCATGCCGAACCCGGTATCCTGATTGTGAAACTGCCTGCCTTGAAACGATTCACCGCAGCAGCAACAGGTTAATCTCCTGATTTTCATCCCTTCAACCCTCCCTTTTTGCGTTCAACCATTTCCAGCCTATTCCAAGATCCAAGCGCCTTTGTCTAACATCGCAACGCTCATCTAGCTCAATTTCTCCAGCTCCGCATACTCGACATAGCCCAAGAACCACTTCGCCGTTACGATCACAAATGGACTCAGGCGAGTCATCATCCGTTGTTTTGTACAAAATGTGGGTAGGTTTCCTCATCTCGCGTCTCCTTTTCATAAGAACTCGCTACCTTTAGCCATATTGCTTGTTCGTTGTACTCGCGTTGCGCTTCTGCATACTGCTGACGTGAGCTAAGATACTGCGCTCTAACTCTGGCACATTCAGCCATCATTGCCGCAAACTGTTTCACAATCCCCTCCCACTATTGCTGGCGATCAGTTACATAGTCAATCCCACACATTCGAAAACTGCTGATTCGGGAACGCCTGATAGCGGTCGAACGATTGACCGTCAATGACAATCCACCCATGTTTGTAGTTGTGTTTAGCGTCAATTTCAGCCTGTCTTACATCGCGTTCAAGCCAAGTCATATTGACCCAATCTCCAAACGTGAATGCGAGCGTTTCATGGTCGTATGCTTCGAACCGTTGCGCCATCTCTGAAACCGTCATCTCATCCTCAAATTCTGGCAAGGCTTGCGTACCCTGCCTGAGAGTTACCAACTCCACGTCTCACCTGCCAAACGGAGGCAAGCAGGAGAAAGTTTAGGCGGATAGAATCTGCTCTCGAATCCGCTCGATTGCTTTGTACGTCACAACATGGCATCCGGCGTGTACTGTGCCGTTGGAGTCAATGCGGTCAATCTGGTAATTGCCCAAGTGGCAGGTATGCCCATTGCGCTGCCATGCGTCTCCGGATGCCTTAACGGCGTCTACCAGTGCCAAGCCGCGCCTTGCGTGTTCCACGGGGAACCTTGCTCCGCGTGAGGTCTCAACTTCGCCATTCTTGACGCGCAAACAAACGCCGCATGTGATGCACGACCGTGGATTCATGCGAAATGCGCCGGTCGCTATCCTCCCGATACAAGGTAATCCCATTCTCATTTGCGCTGATAATCACAATCCCCTCCCCATCTAATCCTGGTTAGCTTGCGTATTGGCGATCAGATACCCATTTCCCAGCGTTTGCAGGCTGTCAGGCATCGTTTGGGGTCCGAGTGACCCTATCCATCGTTCCTGCGCCTGCGCGCGCGCCTTGAGCCTTGCTGCGATGCTGTAGAGCACTTCAGCAGGTGGCATGGTCAATTGTTCGATAGTCATTGTTCGTCCTCCGATTCGGTAATATCGTCAATGATGGCTTGCGCAACGATTGGACGCATACCGAGGATGTGACCGATCTGGTCGGCTGATTTGCCCTCGTAGTGCAGGGCGGAAACGTCGCGTACATCGTCGTAATCGTTCCCGGTGCCCGAGTTGATGATTATGTCGCGGTCGATATTCCAAGTGCGCTTCATTGGCTCACCTGCCCAACTGCAAAGTTGAATCCCTTGCGACCATAGGTGCGCTCAAACTCTTCCAAGGTCATCGGATCGTGACCGAATGGTCTGCGATTCAGCACCCAATCAGCGCAGCATTCACCCATCCCAAAGCCTGTATCCTGATTGTGGAATTGCCTGCCTTGAAACGACTCGCCACAGCAGCAGCAACTTAAACGTCTGATTTTCATCTCAATCCTCCTGTTTATTTGGTTGTGTCGCCCCATTGTTCGGCCATTGCATCTGCGATGCCTTGATAGGTAATTGATCTCCGCTGCGCCCGCGTAAGGCCATTCTTTACGCCGGGCGATTGCAGATGGCATCGAGCATAGCGGCCGGCAACGATTTGTGTCGGAATGAGCGCAGGGAGGTTTTTTCGCCAAATGCAAGTCGCTTTTACTTCGCCCTCACCAAATTGCCACGGCTGAATTAACTGGTCGTATCGACCTATCAATTCCCTCGCATACCGATGCGGGATAGGATTTTCAAGTGCGATCCGAGCAATAGGCGCAGCCTTTAGTTTGTTGAAAAACTCGCACGCTTTTCTCATTTCGATCCATCGTGCTTCGCCGAATATCTTGGCGCGGTTTCCTTTTCTAGATGCAACGTGAATATGCAGATGCCGGACGCCGGCGTTTGTGATGAAAGTGCAATCGGGGTGTCCAATCATCAGATCCCACCCCTTGTCGAGCACCGTCAGCACATCACATTGAAAATGATAAGGCGAACCATCAAGCGCCGCAGTTAAGTCGCAACTCCAAGCATCATGCCCGCGCCTGCGAAACGCTTCACGCACAACGCCGGAGAACTCGCAGGCCACTAGGACGCGCATATTCTCTCCATGAATCGAATGGTCGATGCAATATCCATCCAAGCACTGACCGGCGTTACGGTGGATTTGCCTTTTCTGTCATACTTGACGCGCACAACTTGAAACTTCCCCTGCTTCACTGTTGTGCTGATCTCGGGATCGATGCGCCGAGCTCTATTCGTAGCGTCTACCAGTTGCGCCAATCCGTGAGTAATAACCCAAGTGCTCATCTCATCCTCTTATTCTTCGCAGGCTTTAGACCTCGAACGTGTAGAAACTCCATGCGCGAGTTGCAGCGGCGAGTGAGTGGTTGCGCAACTACTGAATTTCGTAATCCCTAAGTTCGTCGGTGGTCCAATCAATCACGTTAAGGCCGGTGTATTGGCGCAACTGCACGAGTCGAGTCTGCATGTTTTGGCCGATGCGTAATCCGTTATCTTTGCACCAATCGCCGAATGCTTGACAATCCCAGCGTTGCGTTGAACCGTTGTTTAGCTTGAGTAGATAAATCATTTGCGTCATCTCTTCACCTCGTTGCTCTCAGCCTTTGCCGACTCATATTCCTTGAATGCAGCCATGCGTTCGATTTTGAGGTAGGCAAGCTGATGAGTGGCGCCATTCAGCTTGTTGTTGTAGCGCGCATCGCCAGCTTTGGCGCCATAGTGCTGTTGGAGGGCTGCTGACCATACATCATCAGCTAATTGGAATGCTTTCAATGCGTTGCGATAACGTTGTGTCATACTCTTCACCTCAACTAAAGACACTCTGTATCGAGTGCGGTTTATGCTTCGTCTTCGGGCCATGGCGTCAAACCACAAGTGCAATCACCACCAGCATGATATGCGCAAGACTCTGAATGGGTGCGCTTGATGGGCATAGCGTCCAAACGCCTAGACTCCATCTCGCCTTCCCAGATTGCTTTCTGCATCCGTTCCCATGCTTTAGCTTCGTTTGCCATACTCACCCCTATTGAAGCTACAGTGTCCCACTAATCCCTCTGTCTGTCAACAGTTATTTATGCACAGGATATCTAGTAGTGATTACTTACACTTATGTATTTGAGAGTGATTAGATGTGGGCTGATAGTTGCGCAAAGAGCTAAAGAGAGTCAATTGCCAGTCAGCAATCCCATGAGATGCGGCCTAACACAGCGCTGCCAGGCTCGATCCCCCATATCCTGCTAGGCGCTGCGCAACAGAACGAGTAGAGAGTAAAGAGAGTGTGGGAGCATACATATCCGCCTCTGTATTGTCCGCTCACATTGTCTCTATCTATATATATGTAGCAACTCCATGTAGCAGCGCAACGAGCAACGGATCGAACGAGTAACCGATTGATACGCATATACTTAGTTAACCTTGTACATAGGTGTCTTTAGTTGTCTCGATACGGTTACGAGAGAAGGCTTAGACGTGTTAATTTCGGTACACGAGGAAAAAATAAAATAGTCTATTGACAGGGACAATGTCTATAGACTATGATGTTAGACATAGTGGATGAAAGATCATGTAAACGCTGTGGTCATGTCTGGTTTCCGAGAAAACCTGAGCCTCCGGTTCAGTGTCCGGATTGCCACAGCCCCTACTGGGATATCCCGAGAGGAACGACTCGTATTGCGCGATCTGCTGTGAAGTCTATCCCGAAAGGCGTGGATAGGGTTGACTTGTATCTGAACCAGACTCACGTAGGGAGTATTTCCGTTCCCGAGGTAGAAATGTGTCCCGTGAGTGCCTTTGATGGGGAAACCGGAGAAACCTACCGCTGCGGACTGCCTAAACACGGTGCCAACGTGAAACATACCAAGGGAGAGAGAATCTGATGGACAATGACAATCTGAACCGCATCTTTCGCGACAACCTGGATGACCTCGAAAGCACCGAGAACCTCCATGCCATCGCTGACATTCGTTGCGCCAGCAGGCAACTGGCGGAATCGCTCAACAAGTCCCTGCCCGAGTCGGCTAGCAAGTCCGACATCCTTGGAAGGCTCTTCCGGGTCGTCGTGGATGCGGAACAGGCAATCAGAATGGACGGCGTCAGCAGGACCGTAAGCCCAATTGTGATGACGAGGCAGTGAGATGAATTGGACTTGGTTGCGCTACAAACTTCGACACTGGTGGTACTGCTGGAGGGTGATGTGATCCGCGACGTAATTCTCCTCGCCCTCCTCTTTATGGCACCCCTTCTTATAGGCAGTTGCGCAATTGTTCTCTTCTACCTCACCGTCCGATGGGTTTGGAGGTATTTCAATGGGGTTGACTAAGTATGTTGTGCCAGAGGGGATGCTGAAGGCGGTTTGGGCAGAAGTTGCTGCTCAGATGAAGTCGAGAGTTCGAGTGGTTGGAACTTCTGATTTATCCGATTGTGCCGACAGATGAGCAGGTAAGGGACTTGCTTCGTGATTGTCCTCCTGCGGGTGGTTACACCAGAATTTGTACAGCATGGCAGCGTCGCATGTTTGTTTCTCCTGAAGTGCCGGAGGAGATGGAAGATCCCCAGAAATGCCCTCATCGGTGGCAGGCCAAAACTGACCCTGCCACGATGGAGCGTGTAGTCTACTGTGAACTCTGCAATTGGGTTTACTCTCGGGAGGACCTAGCACTCCACCACCGTGGAAAGGAATCAAGATGATTGGAATAATTCTCGCAATGATGATGGGGCAGGTTGCACAGCCTGTCGCAGTTTCGCAGAATAAGGCACCTGCTGCCCCAATCATCTCCGACAAGATGCAGAAAGACTTCTTCAAAGCCTCGGAGGAGTCAGTCAGGGCGCAGGTAGCTGCACAGGAAGCTCAGAAAGCCGCCCAGGCTTCGCAGGAAGCGTTTATGAAGATTGTGCAGCAAATGCGCGATGCCTGCGGCAAGGACTTCGACCTTCAGATTGACCCCAAGACCAAAGACCCCATCTGCGTAGCCAAGCCGGAGAAGAAGTGACCACACCAATTGTCTTCTTTACTGACTCAATCGCAGCCAATTCAGGGCTTGCTAGGATTGGACGAGACCTCGCTACCAAGACCCACGAGCATCTGGGCGATACCTTCCGCGTCGCCACCCTTGGATACGGTCACTGCGGCTCTAGTAAGTTTCCCTTTCCCCAATACCACTGGAACCAGCGCGACGACTTCCTGCCACTGGAGCTTCCTTATATATGGAGGGACTTCTGCGGAGACGACCCCGGAATCCTTTTCACCATCGGCGACATCCAGAGATTTCTTGCCCTTGCCGATACGCAGTTCTCAATGGATCGCAACTTTGCGCAATGGATGCCGGAGATGCGCCAAAGCGGAAAACTGAAGCTCTGGGGCTACTTCCCGGTCGATGCACATAATAAGGATGGGAAGCTAGGCTCGCAACTAGGCCACACGCTTTCCCATTACGACCGCCGTCTTGTCCCGAGTGAATGGGCCAAAGGAATCTGCGAGCGCACCGTGCCGGGCATTGCAGTAGAAGCTATCCCTCACGGCGTGGACACATCCACCTTCCATCCTTACCCCAAGGAGGATGCGCGGGAGAAGATTGGGCAGGTCATGGCCCCAGTCCTCCAGTGGCCGATGGAACCCGTCTCTGTGGTGGAGGATGCACTTTGGATAGGAATCGTTGCGACCAACCAGAACCGAAAAAGCTACAGTACGGGAGTTAAGGTTGTTTCAGAATTGGCGAAGACTCGTCCTGTATTTTTTTGGATACACACGGATCGAATGAAGGCTGAATGGTCAATTCTGGAATTGTTGAGCGACTACGGGTTACTCCAGTGCTCGATGGTGACTGTGGGCAACGTTTCAGATGAAGCAATGGCTATTGCTTATTCGGCAATGGATGTCACTTTGGGAATTGGTCGTGGCGAAGGATACGGTTATCCAATCATGGAGTCGTGGTTCTGTGGCACTCCATGTGTTGCGGGAAGTTATGGAGCGCACGCCGAATTCATTCCTGATAGATGTTTGGTCAAGCCTCGGATGATGCAACTAGAGGGACCGCTGAATCTGTTACGCCCAATTTTCGAAGCAGAGGATTGGTTCGGACCCATCAATGACGCTGTGGGTAATCCTTCTCCCTCGATGGTTGGACTTGACTGGAAATATCTGTGGCAAGATTTCGAGAAGTGGTTGAAAGCAGGGTTGGCATGACTCTCCCCACCTACCTAGCCCGCATCCTCCCCTACCTCCTTGAGCCTCTGACCTCGCGCCAGATTGCGCAGCGCACGGGCCTTGCTTCCCGAACAATTCAGGCTTACACCCAGACCATCTACGAAATCTACGATGTCCATTCCCGCCACGAACTGAGAGGGATAGTCAAGTGAGATCCTGCCCAATCTGCTTCTCCATCGACCGCACCCCCATCTTCGCCTCCTCCCTGACCTGCGGCGACACGCAAACAATCCTCGTCTGCAACGATTGCGGGATGGTTTATGCCTCGGTTGAAAGAGGAGTAGATTACGACAAAGAATCCATCTACTCCCTCCCCGGAGCAATTGGAAGCGGAGAATCGCCTTTCGATAAACAGCGCCTGAAAGGAGTTTCCTATCTGCTCGCCTCGCTCGAAATTCCATATGACGCATCCATTCTTGACATCGGCTGTGCGCAGGGTGGTCTCCTGACTGCTCTACGCGACCTTGGATTCACCAATCTCTACGGCATCGACCCATCTCAACATTGCGTGGATGCGACGGCCAGGAAGGGCTTCAACGCCTCCATTGGGTACCTCGGCTCACGCCACACCCCCAAAGCCGACCTTACCACCCTCTCGCACGTTCTTGAGCACGTAGAGGATGTGCGGGGAGCGCTGAAGTCCATTCAGTCCCCGTTGCTCTACGTCGAAGTCCCTGATGCCTCCCGCTACGCAGAATTTGAAAACCCATTCCTCGACTTCAACTCCGAGCACATCAACCACTTTTCTCTTCCTCATCTCTTAGCTGCGCTTGAATACGAAGGCTTCCACATCCTCCACGCGGGGCGGAGAATCATGCCCCTGACCAGTGGCCGCCCCTACCCTGCAATCTGGGTTCTGGCCCAGCGCAGCCCTTCTCTGAAGGCGTCCATCGACACTTACATCAAGAAGTCGCAGGCGGAACTGGCGCGCATGGATGATTTTATTGGACGCTCTTTACCTGCCTCAGCCACCGAATGCGCTATTTGGGGCGCAGGGGAGTACATGACCTTCATCGCGAGTCTTCCAATCTTCCGCCAAGTGAAGATTGTTCAGGTGGTGGATCGCAACCCTGCGCTGCAAGGGAAGGTGGCGTGTGGAGTCCGAGTTGAACTCCCTTATCAAGTCCGCCCCAATCTGCCAATCGTGATTGCGAGTCTGGTTGCGAAAGAATCCATTAAGCGCGACATCAAATCCATGAACCTACCCAATCAGGTGATAACCATCCTATGAACCCAATTCTGATGTGCTGCTACAACAACCTATCGCTCACCAAGCAGGCCGTGGACTCTGCGCTGATGCAGGATGTCGAAGGCGGGGTTGACCTCGTGGTGGTGAATAATGGCTCAACCGATGGAACCGGCCAGTGGTTTTCTGATCTCGGAGCGATAGTCCCTCGCGTGACCGTGCTGCACATGACCCACAATGAGAGTCCCTGCAAGGTTGCCAATGCCCTGCTTCAGACCCTCTTCGTTAACTCTCCCTACGTCTTAGCCATCCCCAACGATGTCATCCTTCCTCCCTCAACCTATCGCGAATTCCTCCGCTGGCCCCGAGGGCTTGTTACGGGAAGTGAGATTCGGGATAGGACTGCCTACGACGCTCACATTCAGGCCCTCCAGCGAGAACACTCCAATGGCCGTGATGTTGGTGAGACGCTGGGCATTCGAGGCAGTAGTTGCGAAGGATGGGTACTTCTTCGACGAGCAGTTTGTTCACTTTGTATCTGATTGTGATCTTGCTTTGAGAGTCGCAGCTTGTGGAATTCGAGGAGTGCAGTTAAACGCACCTTATTGGCACTACGGAAGCGCGTCAGTCAGGCTTGCCGATCCCTTCACGATGGGAAGGCTCAGAGCCGAAGCCGATAATGACAGGGCAAGGTTTGTAGCCAAGTGGGGATTCAAGGTTGACTCCCTCGAATACGGTCAACGCCCTTCCGATCCCAACTTCCGGGGAGAATCCAGATGAAGGCTCCCGATAAATGTCCGTTCTGCAATTATCTTCTCGCTCCACCTCCAAATCGCCCCCACAAATGCCCGCGTTGCAGGAGATCGACCAAGCTCTCTGATTCTCAGAAGATTCTGCGGCAGAGGCCCTGGAAACCAAGAGCGGAAGTGCTGGCGAGGCTGGCTGGAAAGAGCACCAAACCCCCTCTCACTCCTGAACTTGGAGCCTTTGGGGAGGAAATCCGGCACACCCGTATCAGAAAACTGCTTACCCAGCCTCAACTGGCAGAGAAATTCGATACTTCCATCGTTGCCATCGCAGCAATTGAGCATGGAAGGCAGAGAAGGAGCACCAAAGACCCATTGCTGATGGAGAAACTGCGAATCTGGGTGGAAACCAACAAAGGAAGCGCCTTTCGTGCCGATAACCCCTTCACCGACCTCGATAACCTGCTGAAATCACAAAAGGATGCTCAAAATGGCTGAGGGAATTTGCGAATGTGGTTGTGGACAAGCGACTGCGAGGTGGAAATACACCTGCGTTCGTGACGGGGCAGTTAGGGGTCGATATAGGAAGTGGGTAAATCAGGCTCATGGACATCGAAAAACCAATCAGGTATGCGATGCACGTGGGTTCAAGATTGATGGCGTCTATTGTCGTCTGATCTCTATTGATAAAGGACTGTACGTTATTGTGGATGAATGTGATTATGCTTACCTGAGTCAGTTTTATTGGGTATCTCGCTGGAATCCTACGGCAAAAACACACTATGCTGTTCGTCACTCTGTTGAGAACGGAAAGCAGGGAACTATTTTCATGCACCGTGAGATTGTGGGTGCTAAGTGTGGAGACGGGGCAGAGATTGATCATGTTCAGGTTGGTGATGGACTTGACAACCGTCGGAAAAATCTTCGGATTGCCACTCGTGCAGAGAATAGATGGAATTCTAGAACATACTCCAATAACAAGTTGGGAATTAAGGGGATTTTTAAGTACAAGTATGGATACTGTGCAGTTATCTGCGCAGGGGGTAAACGTGTTTGGAGACGTAGATCAACCTCTTTGGAGGCGCTAATCGAAGCGCGGGCTGCGGCTCTCCCTAAATTTCATGGAACATTTGCTCGTATTAGTTAGGAGACTATATGTGCGCAGAGTTAAGTTTGAACGACCCCCTCAGTGGCGGAGAAATCAAGGAAATCATCCTTGCCGTAATCAAAAAACGCCTCGACGGCGACTGTACTCTCATGGGAGGACTTGCTTACGCAGGTTTCTCTGCCACCTTTGACATCAAAATTGGCTACCTGCGCTCCCTGACCAAGCCAACCCTCATCTGGGGCGATGCGGGACAGATTACAGATGGAGAAGTTGAGTCCGCTGGAGCAACAACCGTAGCTGACACTTACGTTTCCCCAAGTCCCAACGTCGCGCGCCAAGATCATGACCTCCCCATTCCTGTGATGGTGCAAACCCCCAAAGGTCCAGAGCGGCGGAGGGTGAGGATTGAGAAGCCCAAGCCATGAACGACGCCGTTGCAGCAAAACTGAGCAGTGCTATCCTTCTTTTAGCCAAGGAGTTGAAAAGGTTCAATGACAGTCGAGAGCCAAAGCCCCGAACTGCATCCCCTGCCGAATATTACAAAGGGGCCTACTCGCAAGACGAAATTGACCGCCGAGCAGAGGCAGAGAGACTATCCCTCCTTAAGCCAGCCATCTCCGAACCCGTTGGCACAGTCGGGCAATTCGATGAGCAACGAGCGGAGCGGGATACGCTCCCGCTTGGGGGTGACGGACCTTCAGATGGAGGGGGTGCCGTCGATAACCAAGGCCGTAAGGGAGGCCACAGGAAGCGTGCAGGAAGCGTTTGACCTGCTGGCAGGATACGACTCTCCTGACGCGCAGAGACTTGCGGCCAAATGGAATGGCCTGTCTGCTCACGACAAGAAGAATGTAAGACTGGAAGAGGTCATCGTCGCCTGCGGATTAACCACTACCCGCTTCTGGGAGATTCTTTCCGGGGCCAACTTCGAGCACGAATCGAATATGTCGAAGTTCTTTGTCACAAGGTCGCAGTTGAAGGTTCTGAAGTCAACCGTCAAGGCTGCGACCGATGAAATTCCTATCACGGCCTTCGTGAATGGAGAGAATATCGAAGTTGGCCGAACCAATGGCGATGTGAAGGCGATGGAAATCTTCCACAAGATTACCGGAGCATTGGCTACGCCTAAAGGTTCCAACTTCACCTTCAACCAGACCATCAAGAAGGATTCAGACGAAGTTCCGCAGGTGGAACTTACTCCCCTGCAATCAATGGACTCCCTGCTAATGGAAATTGAGGACGTAAGGAAGCCGCGCCAGCTATCTGCACCTGCTGCACCCGTCATCCCTGTAGAAATCCCAGAAGGTGCGCCTGAGATTGAGTATTTGGACTTGGGTGAGTAATGTATTCCGAGCAAAAAGTCCTTGAGAAATGCGACCGCTTCAAGAAGAAGTACGGCTGGGGTCTCATCCCCCATGGTGTCGATGAAGTGGACCGCTTCAACTCGGGACTGAAGAAGCTCGAAAAGATTCACCCCAAAACTGGCGGCTCCTACTTCGACGACGCCCTGCTGACTCCTGCGATGCACCGTTTCATCCAGAATGAAAGAGCATTGGCAGCTCTCAGCGCCGAATACTTTCTTACCCGCTACTTCTGGCTGACAGAAACCGACATCCAACACTTCGCTTTCCGCTCAGGGCAGCGAGCTTTCTTTAACGTCTTGCAGGAACTTGAAGACCTCGGAGTATCGCAGGACATTCAATGCCTCAAAGCGCGTAAGCAGGGAATCTCCACCCTCGCCGAGGGGTTGATAACCCACTCATCCCTGATGGTCCCCGGCACCCGCGCATCCATTGGTTCGGCTGATGACCAGAAGACGCAGGTCATGATGGAAATGATGTACGGGGCTTTGGAGCACATTCCGTGGTGGTTATCCCCAACCCAGACCCGCGACAAGCGTAGTGGCCGCGCCCTGCTCCAATTCAGCCACATTGGAACGATGATCGTCATTCAGCACGGCGCAATGAGGGGCGGAATCGGCCAAGGCACCACACCCAATAAAATCCATCTCTCAGAAGTCTCGCAATATACCAATCCCATTGAACAGATTGAAGAAGGTCTATTCAAAGCCGTCCCGACCACCCCGGACACTCTGATGGTGCTCGAAAGCACTGGCGAAGGCAACACCGGATGGTGGGCTGACCAGTGGCGCGCGAACAAGGAGAAATACTGGCAGGGACGCGCGAGGATGCTTCCTCTCTTTCTCCCGTGGTTCATGACTCCTGAACTCTATCCGACCAAAAACTGGATTCAGAAATTCCCCTTTCCCGCAGGCTGGAGACGCGACCAGACCCGCGAAGTCAAGGCGATGGCGGACAAGTGCGAACTCTACGTCAAGTCTACCGAGATGCTGAATCGCATCCTCGGCAAGAACTGGCGGCTTCCTGATGTTCAAATGTGGTACTGGCAATTCAACTATGAAGACTCTCGAATGCGCCGGATGGAAAAGTCATGGTCCCGTCAGATGCCCTGCGACGACTTTGAGGCCCTGATAGGCGAGCACGACTCAGTGTATGGAATGGAGACTATCGGGGAGATTAACAAGAAGAGAGAGAAGACGGTTGATACTTTTGGCATCCTTGGCTCCGGTATCAAGGAACGCCATGATCCTGCTCCCATAGAAGTTGATTACTCCCGCTCAAGGCTCGTCATCCAATGGACAACCCCCAATTCCATTCCCCTCGAATGGATGCTGATGCCGATGACGGGGGATGTGGAAGACCCCAAGTTCGACCCCCTGAAGCGCCTGATTGTCTATGAACGCCCCAGGAAGGGCGAGCATTACTCAATCGGCATTGACCCCGGCACGGGCGTTGGCGGTGACCGCACAGCCATCGAGGTTGTGAAAACTGGCTACGCTGGTTTCCCCGACATCCAGGTTGCTGAATTCGCCTCCGACGACATCGACAATGTGGAAATCGCCGCGTGGGCCACTGCTATTGCTGCTTGGTACGGCCAACATTATGAAGAAGGGGAGACGCCTCGCATCATCATCGAGCAGAAGCGAAAGTATGGCGATTCTGTCTACCACGCAATGAAGTTGTATGGATTCAAGAATCATCATATCTTCAGGATGTATGACAAGAAGACTTTGCGGCCCCGGCCTTCTATCAACCCCCGCGAGGGATGGTTCACGAATGAATGGTCCCGGCCTATGCTCCTTTCGGCATATAAGTACGCAGTAGATAACGGCTGGATCAAGGTCAATTCCCGCTGGCTCCTTGCGGAAATGGAAGGCCACGAGCAGCGAGTCACGGAAGGTGGCAAGACCCGCGCCGACCACGCTCGCGGCAAACATGATGACCGACTCTTCGGAATCGCAATGGCCTATTTCACCAACCACGACCTCGACTCCATGATGGAACGCGAACATCAGCGGTGCCAGAAGCCAACCGGGGAAGTGGAATGGGAACTGAATACTGCTGAGTGGAAGGGGCCAACGATTGTGAACACGGATGGGGAGAGATTTTTTGAGCTTTATGGGGAGAGCGCATGACCGCCCGAGGACAAATCAGCGAAAAGGAAATCGTGGTGTATTGGGTTGATGCGGGCGGAACCTTGATGCTCGCCCCCGATACGAAGATGAAACCATTCCCCGGCTGGCATCGCGTGGAATGCAGGACCATCTCTGAGATTGAGAATTTCTCCCGTCGAATGGCTGCGCAGGAGTTTGCGAAATTCAGGTCCATGAAAGTCGAAGAGCATATCCGTTATCGGGAGAAAAGGGAATCGTTGAAAAACAATTGCCGCCTCCGACTTGCGAAGGGTTGCATCTCCGCTGCCGACGAATATGCTACCCGAATGACTCTCCGTAACTTAGAATCCAAAGATGAACTGCTTTACAAGTTGCTTGCTAGTGAGCCAGACTTGAGCAGGGCGTCTCTTGAGATCGAGAAGTATGACGCTGAAACCATTCGCCATCGCGCCAATGGAAAACACGCAGGACTCAGGGATGAAGACATAAATCCTCTTCATCAGTTGGTTAGAGGGGTGAGATAGTGCCACCACGCAGGGAAACCGGACTAACCCAATGGCAACCGCCTCCAAATGAAGGCAAGGATAACCAGGCAGCACGGCAGGATTGGCTTCAACAGGTCGTCAGTGTGGGGGAACAGTTCAACGCCTCCCTGACATCCTCCCGCGACCTTCCCCGAGGCATTTCCCTTATCTCTGGTCGAGTCGCAGACAGACCTAATCAGCAACGTTCAGATTTGAAAGTTCCCCGCGAGAAGAGGGCGTTGCGAGAAGTAATTGCGAATATCTCCGACATCCGTACCATCGACGCCTATTCAAGTGACAACCCTGCCTACCAATCCTTCCTCTCCATGCTGAACAAGGTCTGGAAAGCGGTGTACTTTGAATCTAAATTCCCTGGAAAGTTCAAGCGCGCCGTTCAATGGATGGGGGTGGGTGGATACTCCTACATGTCACCCGTTTACCGCAATCTACGAATGTCAGCCCGTTCTGCCCGACGGATCGACTTTGACGTATTCAGTAGCCAAGATTGTCTCCCTTTCCAACTTCCCGACGATAACAACGTCCAAGGGGCTTACGCATGGACCCGCATCCTCTTCATGCCTATTTACGAGGGTCATGCCAAGTTCCCCAAGTTTCAAGCTGATCTGAAGCCCATTGCGCGCCGACGCTACAGCGGCAATATCTCTAAGGACCGCATTGCTCTCGCCGAGCGTTTCCGCAACGACATGCGAACCTCTGCTGGTCAATCCCAGGGCGGGAATTGGACCGAGCAGATGATGGAGTTTCGCTACACCACCGTCCGCGATTTGACCATGAACGAATCCAAGCAGCCGAAACCAATGGGGGAACCGGGGGCGCTTGAATCCTATGTCGTTCCTTTCATTGGACAGATGATCCCCACCGGCAACATGACCCGCTCCAAAACTGGCGCGATGGTTCGCGAGACTCGCAAGGCCGCTGAAGAAGACTGCTACCTCTACCCCAACCTGCGCCTCTTCATCTCCCAGACCGGGATGAAGAGACCTATTTATGACGGACCCTTCTGGGACTGGCATGGGATGCACCCTTTGGTAAGGATCTCTGCCGACGAATGGCCCTGGGAACCGGGCTACTCTCTGATGGAAGACATCGACTCATTGGGTCAAACAAGACAAGCCTTCATGCGGGGCCTCGACCAAACGGCCAAGCAACGCTTTGACCCTTCCTTTCTCTACGACAAGAACGCGGGTCTCAACCGCAAGACAATGGAGCAGTTTGACCCCTATGAGGAGAGAGGCCGCCTCGGAGTCGATGGGGCTATCGGGGAAACCGTCATCCGCACCGCCCTGCCCGAAGAGTTGATGTCCATTCCTGAATGGGCCTTTGCGTACCTCGAAAAGCTGGAGAAACTGGAAGACTACCTCCTTGGCAATAACGCGATGGACAATCTTGCCAAAGCCAAAGTCTCCGGCGCAGACGACGCTCTCCTGAAAGCGTTGGAAGAAGCCGGTCCCATCGTCAAGGACATCTCCAACTCCTGCAACGAGCCTGTGTCGGAAATGATGATGATGTGCTTGTCGAACGTCCTCCAATACTACCCAACTGGACGCATCATGCAATACGTCGGAGCAGATGGCGTATCCCGTGAAGTCTTTGACCTCGACCCTGCATCCTTGGTCCCAAGCCACATGCCCGACGAGGACGCAGCCAATGGAAAGTCAATCTACACCAGAATGCAGAGGACGCAGAACTTCTGCTCCGCTATTCACGCGACCATCGCCCCCGGAGAATTGCATGGAGTAGTCCAGACCGGACGCAAACTGATGCTCATCCAAATGCAGCGTTCCGGCGCGGTAATCGACTCTGAAACCGTGATGAATGCTGCCGATGTGCCGAACTGGGGCCATCTCGACGGGAATACGGTCCTCGAAAAGTGGCAATCAGAGCAGCAAATCAAGCTGGAATTTGCGGTGAAGATGAAGGAGTTGGAGACGGCGCTGGTCGCTCAAGGTCCATCCGCACCGCCGCTCCCCAACGGGATTGGTGGAAGCAAGGGCGCTCCGGGTAGACCTCCAAGCGGTCAGAAGCCACCCCATATGGAGACAAAAGCCTCAGCATCCGGGCCAAGGGCAGTTATCACCGAATCTTAGGAGATGGAATTGACCCCCAACGGAACTGGCCCTGACTTCACCACCAAGTTAGAAGGCCACGCTTACGCGCGCTTCTCCGGCCCCCATAACCCGGACTCCGTAAAAGCTCTCTGCGAATTCCTCAAGAAGGAAAAATGGCTTGGCAATCTCCGCGTTCATTTCAACGACGGGGGGATGACTGACGCGGTTTTTGAGGAAATAAAGAAGATGTCGATAACTAAAACTTGACAAGGGGGGACTACTTCGCTCTAAACTCAATCAACACATTGTCAGGATTCTGATTCTCCACTCCTTCGCGGAGACCGGAGCATGGCCTGAAGGCGAGATAGCCTTCGGGCTTTCTCTTTTTGGTCCTATTTCACGCGAAGGAGCACAAAATGGCAAAGCATTCGACAGAAAAGAATGGGTCCACATCTGGGAAGCTGAAGATTCACGGCGGCTTCAAGATGACGGACGAGAAATTGGGCGGCGATAAGAAATCCCCGAGGAAGAAATAACCCTCGATGGCTACTTCTCCATCCATGCCGAGCCAGATGAGCGCGCCGCCTCCCGGCCCTCAAGGTGCTCCGGCTCCGCCAACTGCCCAAACCACCCCAGCCGTAGTTCAGATTGTCGGTGGGATTACCGAGTTGGCCGCCATGCTTAAAGCTGTCTACCCCCCTTCCGCGCCAATGGTTGAAGCAATTCAGAATCAGATCCAGCAAGTCCAGCAGTCGATGGCCCAGACCCAATCGCCTGACCAGACCCAGGCACCGCCCATCTAAGGAGATTCTGAATTATGGATACCAAAGCGATTCTGAAAGCACGCGGCTTGAATGACCAGCAGGTAGACGACCTGATTAACAAGCCTGAGTACGCCTCCCTTTTGGAGTCGTTCATCACCGAAGCCGAGCAGGGGAAGACTGCGCTGATGAAAGCGCAGGAGATTGAGACCAATCTGAAGACCTGGAATGAAACTCAGGTGGTCCCCTACGTCCGCGCTGCCGACGAGAAGGTTGCCCGCACCCAAGCCAAGCTCTCCGCGCTTGAAACGCACATGAAATCCCTGAAGGAATCCGGATACGACATCCCCGACGCCTATCTGGAGGCGAGCGCTGCTCCCGTGACCCCCAAAGTGGAAATCCCTGCTGGAATCGACTCCAAGACCTTTGATGAGAGGACGATGGACATTGCCAAGACCAACATGGCCCTTGTCTCCCTCTCGAACCGCCATCGCAAACTGACCGGCGACGAACTGGACCTCGAAACCGAATATCAGGACTTTGAGCGCAACAAGCGCCCACAGGAAAACCTTCGCTCCTACGTCGCTCGCAAGTATGACCACGATGGTTTGGCCTCCAAGGTCTCCGCAGCGGCAGAGCAGAAGAAACTCGACGACTACGCTGCGACCAAGCTCAGTGAAGCGAAGGCCGAATGGCAGAAGTCCAACGGCGTCAACCCCGAGACCGTAAATCCCCGCTCCTCGAAATGGGACGCGGTACGGCAGGACGAAGGCCGCAAACAACTTTGGCAGACAGCCGCAGGGCGCGAAAAGGCGACTCAGCAGCGGCTGGAGAAATACTCGAATTTGGTGAACTAAGTTACGTAATTTCAAGGAGATAAGAAATGGCTGATCCCACGTACAACGGCGACCTTCAGGCTAGTACCCTCGACGACATGCTTGCGGATGCAGCCTATGACAACTTCTTTGTCAAAACCGCCTATCAGCAGCACATGAGGGCCATTGGGGCGATTGACCCCTTTGGCGGCGGCGTGCTCATGCGTGAACCCTTCATCATGGGTTCGCCCGATGCGGGTGCAGCGGCCCCCGGCTCAAACTTCGACATCGAGCATCACCAGCAGCTCGCGGACTTGGCGTTTACACCACGCCTCTATACCTCCCGCGATATGCTGGAGACGTTCTCCCTGTCTGTGCAAAACAAGGGGCCGAACGCCCGCATCCTGCTCACTGACTTGTACTTCCGCAACGGCGTCGCTGCCATCTCCACCAACGTCGAAGTCGATTGCTACTGGCACGGTCAGGCTGCTATCGCGGGTCAGATTGCCAACAATCGCACCAACAACGTCAATGGAATGGCCGAGGCTCTGAACGACGGCCTGAACAACTCATGGAATGGCGATGTGTACGTGAACTACGGCGCGCAGGTTCGCAACGGCGCGGTGTCGAACACGATCAACTCCATCCCGGTATTCTTCGGCAACTCGGACGGAACAGCTCAAGCTATCTCGGTTCGCGCCCTCATCGGCTTCCTGGTCAACCAGCGTCAGTTCTGCGATGGGCGTACACCGGAAATCACCATCACCGGCCCGAACGGCTGGAAATACATCCTCGCCTGCCTTCAGGCCCAGCAACAATTCACCACCAACTGGACGATGAAGGCGTTGTCCTCGGTCCCCGACGTTGAAGGCATCTCGTTCATGGGAACCACGATTTACGACGACATCCTGACCCCTGGCGCGGCATGGGGCAAGGCGTTTCCGACCAACTACATCGGGACATCGAACCTTACCTCCACCTTCACCTCCGCCGCCACGGCCACCGGCACCAACAGCCCCAGCCAGTTACCTGCCTCCACCGTCATCACAGTCGGCGAGACAATCTGGAGCCTGACTGGCGCGGCTTGGAAGTATCGCCCCACCGACAACCCGGATTTCCTCTTCGGTCGTCGCCAGAACGAGGTTTACAACAACAACACGAACGATGCGCTGTTGATTAACCTCGCGCTGAACGTCTACAGCCCCGCCCCTCGCGAGAGCGGCCAAGGCTACGGTTTTAACGGATAAACGACTGATTCCACGTAGTTTAGCCATCCACGAAGCAAGGGCAAAAGGAGTCAAATATGGCACGCACAGTAGTTGGTTATCTCGGAGCAAACGGCCTGAATAACATGGCCTCAACCGTTTCCACGGGTTCGGTGGAAGTCCTCACCGGCATCCCTATCGCCACCGGCCTTGGTGTCGGAGCATTCCGCGAACTCGGCGAGAACCAAGCCAAGTTGTTCTCCTACACCACCCCGACCTCCGCTTACCCTTGGGGCCAACTCTATGACGGCGTTTATATGTGGGTCCAGCTCGATCCCACCGTAAACACCGACCCCATTCCGCTCGGCACTGCGCTCTCGTGGCTTCAGTCGGCGGAAGATGGTTCCTCGGCCATCCAAGTCACGACCTTGAACACCACGTCCAACGCGGATTTCGCGGGTATCAGCATCGACTCGAACTTCGGAAAATCTCATCCCTATGCCTTCATTCAGTTGAAGGGTAAGGTAGCCGCCCTGTTCGATGCGACCGCAGCCACGGCCTTTGGCGATGTCATCTCGCTCTCGACTGGAACTCAGGGTGCAGTGACCCGCACAGGAGCAGCCAACGCGGCACAGAATGGCCTTACCCTTGGCGTCTCGTTGGTCGCCACCGGCACGGCCTCAGCCCGCAACCTGATCCGCATCACTCGGTCCCAAGGACGGTACTAACATGGCCGACACACGGTTGGATCTGTTCACAATCGGAGCGGGGAAGGCAATTCCGGTAGACCATACCGGGCCTTCCTCCTACACCACCGGGGGCGAAACTCTGGGCGCATCGAACGCGCAGACCGGGATTACCCTTCAGGGCCTCGCGACTATCGACGCGGTACTGGTCGTGGGCCTTGCGGTCAGTGGAAGCTACTGGTGTATCGCCCAGCCCACCGGCAGCGGAACGCGCAAGACCTTCAAACTGGTGTGGCTCACGGCCACCGCAGGGGTTCCATCGCTCACCCAAGTCACCTCCACCACTGACCTGAGCGCGCAAACCGTCCGACTGGTTTACATCGGACGATAGGGGAAACAGCTTTGAGAGACAGGGCTGGGGGCTTCGGCCTTCGGCCCTACTTTTTAGGGGGATGGGATGAGTTTGAGTTCAATGATTGGCGAGCAAAGGGGCTGTGTTCCCAATTACTCCGCCGCTCTCGCTCGCACCCATCTTCGCAACGCGTGGGTTGACATACGCAACCTTAAAGGCTGGTCCTTCCAAGTCGGGAACACCGGCTATGCCACCCCGCCTGTGATGAACGCGGGGTCTGCTACAACTACCCTCGGCGCAAACACCGTGACGGGGGACGCCATTGCCTCGGCAGCGTGGGCAGCCACATCTTCTCTTTACCCCTACTCTCTCCTGACCCAACGCCAGTTCCGCATCGGTGCATCGACCATCTACAACATCATCGCTGCCGACTTCACCAACCCTGCGCAAGCCATTCTGACCTTGGATCGTAACTGGATCGACATCAACTCCGGCCCCGGCATGGGTTACTCCATCTACCAGCCTTACATCGTTGCGCCAGTCCAGAACTTTCAAGCATGGGAATTCTTCATGGACGTTCGCAATGTCATCCATCTCGACGTGGATAATCGGCGCGGGCAGTGGGAGAAGATAAACATCGCGGACCCTCAGCGGCAGATATTCTCTAACCCCGGCAATGTGGTTCCGCATGGGGTGGATAACCGACCGGGAAGCGCTACCCCCGGCTATGCAGTCTACGAACTCTACCCCCAACCCCAAGCCGTCTACACCTACACGGTGGGCTACTCATGGGGTGGACCTGACCTGACCGACATCCCCGGCCAATCCGCTGTCCCTGCGCCCATGACTGAGCATTTGGTCAAGACTTTGGGCAGGGTAAAAGCATATGAATGGGCCGAGGCAAACAAGAACGAGGCGAATCCAAGGGGCCAAGGCGCTGACTACCGTTTCCTGATGCAATCTGCGAACGCGGAATACAAAGATCAATTGCATGAGATTCGAAGCATTGACAGGGATATTTACGATGCGTATTACGTTCAAATGAACCGCTTTACCAACATTGGCATCGTCGCCACCTTCAACCCCGCCACGGGTACTGTGGCATCGAGGAATTTGTGATGGCAAATCACTGGATACAAAAGGCCACCGATAAGATGAAGGCCAAAGGAACCCTCGGAAAGTTTGGTAAGGCTACCCCTAAGAAAATCGCTGCTGGAAAGAAAGCGGGGGGAGTGAAGGAAAAGGAAGCAGTATTTGCCCAGAATATGAAGTCGATCTCGCGAAAGAAAGGATAATCCAATGAAAGAATCTGAAGAGACACCGAAATCCGAAGCTGAATCTCACCCCTCATCCTTCCTGAAGAAAGCGGAAGGGATGGCGCACAAAATCAAGGGCGAGAAGAAGTCCATGAAGCATGAAGTAAAGTCGGCGGAAAAGAAGTCTCCGAAGCGGAAGAGGTAGCCAATGCAGAGTGTAAAAGTAGTCCCCACGTCCGAACCTATTGACCGTTCTGTGGAGGGCAGTGTCCTGAACGGCAACCCCGGAAAGTCGATGATTCACAAAGTCGGGTCGGCCAAGCAGTACGCCACGAAATCCACGGGGCGTGTTGCCAATCAGGCGAAGTTCCCGATGAGCAAGGACTCTCCGAGAAAGAAAGGCTGACATGGGCGACCCACTTGACGACGAACCTTCTGGACTAGTGGACATGGCTCGCGGGATTTACAAGAAGGCCAACGACCTTGTGAGCAAGGTTCCGACGCCTTTCTACAAGCCTGCGCAGCCCTCTGACCACGACAAGGCCGTTCAGGACATGAATAAGCAGGCGGACGACAAGACCGTGCAGGACGCCAACAAGTCTTTCATCCACCCCACCCAGACCAAGGCTCAGTCGCGTCCTGCTGTCGCGCCAAAGGTTCAGGTCCAGTCCACTAAGTCCATGCCGAGGAAGAGATGAACTTCCCTGATACAACCCCCTCTGGCGTGACCTCAGACGCCACCAAGGGCGCGTTCAAGTCGTCGAACGACCTTGGACATCTCCCCGAGGGAGGAGCCTCGCCTGAAGGCTCTGGGACGCTTTTGAAGAAGGCTCAGATATTCTCTGTTCGTCACTCGACCAAGGGACTCGCCGCATCGAAGCCGTTTACTGCGAAACTGAAGCCCATCATGAACGAGGGGAAATCCATTGGTAGAAAGCGTGGATACTAAATGCCAACCCTTCACTTTGCCAGCAAGGAAGGCTATCGCAAGAACCTCGCTTATCGACATATTCACGACATTCCTGATACGGCTAAGGATGTTGTCGTTGCTGGGAAGACCCACGTCGTCAAGCATTCGACTGATCCAAAGCGGGTCAAGATTGATTCTGCTCAGAGAAAGAAAGAAGCCAAACAGAAGAGAGGAAGTGGAAAATGAAACATTCAACATCAAAAGGCGGTAACTGCGCACACATCAAAAAAGACAACCCCAACTCTGACATCAAGCTCGCAGGAGCGAAGGAAATCAAGAAGCCCTCCGGCACACCCTTCAAGCTCGCAGGAGGAACCAAGGTCATCGGGGCAAAGAGGAAGAAGGGGTAAGTGTCGCCCACATTTAGCAACGAGACGTGGCTTCAGGCGAATCAGGAGGTATCCCTGCGCCTCAACGATGTCTCGAACGTTCGATGGACGAAGGGGGAGATTTATCACTACCTCAATGAGGCGGTGCGGGTTTGGAACTGCCTAACTCAGCAGTGGATTGTCGATTGGACAACCACCTATACCCAGACCAACCCCGCTTCTCTCCCGGTTTGGCAATCAACCGCCAACGGCATCAATCCTCTCGTCGGAGACAACCCCACATCCCCGCGCTACCAGACCCTCACCGATTCCAACGTCTTCACCATTGCTGAATACCATCTCTTGGAACCCCCTACCGGAAGTAGCTGGACCGGCACCAACCAATTCAACATCGCCGATTTCGTCAATGGATTTCAGCGGCGCAGGGACCAGATACTTCAAATAGCCGATTGCAACGTGGGGCCGTTCGACGCGAACTTGGAAATCCTCCCCGGCACCAACCGCGTCCAGCTTCCCGACTCGACGGCACAATCTATTCTCGACATGCGTCGAATTCGCTACGTCCCTGCCGATGGCTTTGGTCCCCCTGTTACCCTCTATCGCGACGACACGATGAGTTTCGAGTATTTCACCAACGACTTTGAGCAATTCTTCGGCACCCCTCTCTGCTGGGATATTCTCGGTTCTCCACAGCAATACATCACCTTCGATGCCAAGCCGAACGTCCCCAATACCCTCGATTGCCTCGGTGTTCTGTCAGGCGGAAACATCACCATCCCCATCGCCGATCCTCTGCTCATCCCCAACGACTTCTCATGGGTTTTGAAGTTTGGAATGATGGCGGATATGTTGAGCAAGGAGACGGAATCGAAAGACCTGCTGCGCGCGCAATACTGCCAGCAACGCTTCACCGAAGGCGTGCGTCTGATGGCTGAGATGCCCTGGTTGTTGCAAGCTAGAATCAACAACGTCCCAGTGGATACTCCCTCCTTCTACGAAGCCGACCAATACGACTATGAATGGCAGTCGAACCCTGACGCCATGCCACAAATCATCCGAGGAGGGATTGACCTCTTTGCTGTCTCCCCTCTCATCCCCGCAGGCGAGTCTGTGGCGGTCACGCTCTCGATGGTTGCGAATGCGCCGGTATTTACTGCTGACTCCGACTTCATCCAAGTCTCCCGCGAAGTCCTGGACGCCATCATTGATGAGGCGGAACATCTGGCGCAGTTCAAAGAGGGAGGGGCTGAGTTTCAGGAATCCCTAGCCCTTCACCAGCGCTTCATCTCATTCGCAATGGAAACCAATCGCCACCTGAAGGAATCTGGAATTTTCCCAACGGACCTTCGCAGGCCAATTTCCAAGGAAGACCAAGCAGAGCCTAGATTTGCGCTACAGGAGAAATCATGATCAATTTCCAAGTAACCCTCGGGGCTGGTAAGACTCCCCTCATCGCCGCAGGGCAGCCCAACGTATACGCCTCATGGCTGGTTTTGCAGGACAACGCCGCAGCCGTTTTCCGCATGGGTGGGTCCACGGTCTCCGCAACCTCCGGCATTTCAATCGGCGTTGGCGGAGGATCAGTCACGGGCGACTTCAGTTTCCCTCGCGGCTGCCTGCTGAACAACGTATACCTGTTCGGAACCGCAGGTAACATCATCGACGTTTGCTATGAACCGTCAGCGTAGGGAGAGCATGTGGCGCGCAAAGGTTTCGGAGGGTTTGATGTAGTATCCCCAATCAACCGTTTGGTGGGGAAGATTGCGCTCGCCGTCAATGTGAGAGGCTATTGGAACTCCGCCATCACCCTCCGCAACGTCCTCACCGATGCAATCCTGAATGTCTCCGCCGCCATCCAAACCATCTCTCGTCTGAACGACTCAACCCCCGCAGGCCCCGCTGGTGGTTTTACTTACATCGTCAAGGAAGCGAACGGAAATCTTCACTACGGCACTACGGGCGCGCTCCCTGTAATCGCTACCAACCTCAGCGTCAACCCAGTTTCAGTAGTCAATTTCCGTCCTAATGCGTCAGTTGAACCTTGGGGCTACATTGGCGACTCCCCCGCATCCCCTGCAGGCACCATCACTAACGTCACCATCACCACTAAATTTGCTCTCGACCAATCCCCATCCACCTTTGCCTGCTCTGGGATGCTGAAGGTTCGCTCCGATGGCCTGATTTACAAAATGGGCATCAGGGAACCTCAAACACCTCCTGTCGTCGCGACCTCCGGCACCACCACCACCGGCACCGATTCCCTACCTGCTACTACGATTCCGTGGACAAACGTGGGAGGAGCAAATCCTTCCTACAACTACGGCCACACTTCAGGTGCGGACGGTACGGCCCCAGTCATCATTGCCACCCCCGCTGGTGCGCAGACCCTAACTCTCGTTGTGACCGGCACTGCTACGGTTGGACCTTATGGCTTTGTCCCGCCTCAGCATACCGGCAACACTACTGCGACCTATCCCGGTCAATTCGTAGCCCTCGGAACCGCTGTAGTTATGGGCGCGTTCACAGATGTCTCCGGCAACGTCCTTCCTTCTGGCGGTCCGGTCCCCATCGTGGTCAGCGTGAGCAATGGAGGAACCTTCATCGTTCCTGCGGGGGCGGTTCAATTCCAAGTCGGCCTCGACTCTGCTGCGAACACATTTAGTGCAAACAGTGGTTCCTTCTCTATTGCATGGACCCTTGTCACCTCCGCCATTGCCACCAAGGTCTCTACCCTCGGGGATGTTACTACCTACTTCTGGGGCGACTCTCCACACTCAGGCCCGGTCGCAACTTATATCTGGAAGAATCCTAACGACTCCGGAACAGGCATTGCGAAGTCTATCGGCACGGCGGCGGGGAGCGCTTCCAATAACTCATGGCAATTCGATTCATCTCCCGAAGATGGAACGGTTCCTTTCCTCTGGGACACCCTCGACTCCGCAGGAACCGTCACTGGCTCTATCCCCGTCTTTACCCCTGCGCTCGAAAGCGAAGGCTATCAAGATTTCAATATGTGTGTGGTGGGAAGCATCTTCTTTCCCAACGCAGGCACCTACACCCTGACCTTCAATTACAAAGACCAGATCATGGTGGGGATTGGTGGAGGCGTCACTGGGGCCACCCCAACCGGCTCCTTCTCTACTGCTCCCCACAACGGCCAGACGGAAACCGTGGTCTCTGCGCTTCCCTTGATCTTTATCGGTGCAATTAACGGCACTGGTGGCACCCTTACCGGCTCGGTCGTCATCACAGTTCCCGGCACTGGAGCCTACCAAGTTGAAATCGACTACGACTACTGGTTCCACACCGGGCGCAAGTTGAAGATGACCTGCAACGGCGTGGTCATCCCCCCGCTCCCCGCAGGCGTCCGCACCAACGTCAGTTACCGCGCTGTATATCGCAGCTCCCCAACTGGCGCGCTTTCGAATCCCGGTCCAGCGTCCACTCCTCAACTTACTCCGGTCCTCAATAACACCCTTACCTGCGAATACTCCCCAGACCCCCAAGTGGACAAGGTTGATTACTACAGGCAGGATGTAGGTCTCCCTAACTTCACTTACGTCGCCACCGGACCCAACACCAACCCGCCAACTCAAATAGTTGACTCCCTATCTGACATCGCAGCGGCTGCGAACACCATTTTGCAGTTCGACAACTACGAACC